AGAGCGCGTTCGATTTGTTCGGGTGTAAGAGTTATATCTTCTCGTTTGACAACGGCTTCACGAACGTATTGACTAGGTTCTCTTTCTGGATCAAGAGCGCGTTCGATTTGTTCGGGTGTAAGAGTTACATTTTTTCGTCTAATAACCTCTATGCGAACAAGTCCATTAGGTTCTCTTTCTGGATCAAGAGCACGTTTAATTTGTTCAGGCGTAAGAATTACATCTTGCCGTTGAATGACAGCTGTACGAACTGCACTAGAATACCTACTTTTTGGATCAAGAGCATGTTCAATTTGTTTGGGTGTAAGCGTTATATCTTGTCGTCGAACGACAGCTAGATGAACGCGAGAATCGGGTTCTATTTCTGGATTAAGAACACGTTCAACTTGCTCAGGCGTAAGAATTACGTTTCTTTGTCCAGCAACACCTCTACGAATTTCTTTTGGTACGCTATTTGGGTCTAAATAATCGTATTTACCAGTAGAGTGCAGTGCTAAGTAGAGCGTGATACTAGCACTTTCACTTAAAGTGTAATTTTTAGTAAAATTCTGTATTTCTTCTGCGTATTCTGGAGGAATAGTGCCGTCGTTCCTCTGAGACTGAATCTCTACAATTTCATCTCCTTGAAATCTAACTGCTAACAAAGACTCGTTGTCTTTGCGAAAAACAAACATCGGCCCTAAAAGAGCATATGTTTCTTCCAGTCCTCGACTAGTATACCAGTCTTGTCTAGTTCCTTTAGCAAAACTTAGATTTCTCCAAATAGCAAACTTTTTATTGCGTTCTTCTTGAGAATCTGTATTTAAAACTTGAGGCAACTCAATCCATCGGCCTCCTTCAAGGCCGACGATAGTAGTTTCAGCAATTTCTTCTGCAAAATTTTGCGCTATTTCAGCATACAATTTAAGAGCTTTTTTAGGCGTTGCAACTCTATTATTCTTAAAATTTAACGCTACTTCCGCTGTTGCAGCGGGTATTAATCTAGGCGGCAATTCAAATGTATTGCTGTCAAGACCAGCTATAGACATACGAAGCAAAAGAGACTGTAGTACAGGCTCTGTTGAATAAGCATTCTTTAAATAATTGTAATTAGCGTCGATAACTTCTTGCTGACGCGCTCTAGCTTGCTCCACAACTACTTCATCACGCCCGGCTATACGTCTAAGAGGGCTGCCTTTTATTCTGACATTTTCAAAATCCTGTCTAGCAAGCTCGTTAATATCTTCTAAAGTTTTTGCATTAGCAAACTCAACCCACTTACCTTGGTCTGCCAAAGTAATCCAGCTTGCGTACTCGTTTTCTGCTTTAAATCGCGCGACTTTCTGGCTAAACTGAAGTTCAGAAGTTCCGTACTCAAACGGCAAGTCAGCTTCGGTATCGACTATACGAAATCGAGAACTTAGTAATTCAGGATTTTTAACACCAACCCAGTCAGCAATAGCGGACCAAAGTTGCTGAACTCGTACAGTCCTAAGTCCAGACGTGACTTCAAAACGCTGACTCAGTTCAATAGGGCGCGAGCGATTCTCACCCTCCATTGACGGAAGATGCGTATCCAATGCCGCTTGAAGTTCAGTAGCGCCCACGCCATTGCGTTCGGCAATAGAGATAATAACCTGCTCTTTTAGATCTCTAAAAAATTTTGGTGAAGCCAAAAAGGCCGCCCGCATCTTAGCAGGAAACCTACTTTTTGCTGCTTTTTTAGTTATGTCTAAAATATCTACAGCAGACTTAACCCATTCAGAAACTCCATCGGCCGTTAAGTCAGTTGGTTTTGGAATATTTTTAAAGCCAATTTGAACAAAGTCATTAATTAGTTCCGGCGTAATTTGAACAGACGCATCGGTCGGAGGCGTGGGAGCAGCCGGAGCGGAAGCAGCCGAAGGCGTGGAAGCAGACGGAGCAGCCGAAGGCGTGGAAGCGGCCTCAGCAACCAGAGGCACAGAAGCAGCCGGAGCAGAAGCGGGCGGAGGCGTGGAGGCAGCCGAAGGCGTGGGAGCAGCCGGAGCGGAAGCAGTCGAAGGCGGCGATACGTCAGGCCGCCGTCTCAAAACATCTTGACGAACTTGGTTAGTATTCGCAATCGCAGCATCATACGTAGCAACAATGTTACTAAGTTGTGTAGCAAGTCCACGTTGCGTATTCGACACTCTATTTTGCGGAACTCCAAGAGCTATGCCGGTATAAACAACATCCTCAGGAGTTATAATTTCTGGGTTTTTAGTCAGCTCTCTAGCTGCATTTGCTATACGGCCAGTCATTTCATTGCGCGCTAAATTTTCTACAATATTTAAATTCACAGTATTAGGCCGTGAATTAAATGCACGCAAAAGAACAGCTTCGGCGCTTACAGCAGCACCGACCAAACCCTTTTCACGCAGTCTCAAGCTATCAAGATACGTGTTCATTTCATTCAGACCAGCGAGAATGTTTGTAACACGCTGCTGAATATCTGCACGAAGCGAATCACGTACTTGCGTATTAGCTAACGGATTTGTAGTTCCAGTTCCGTACTGAAGTTGGAATCTGTTATCTGTTAAAGTATCAACTAGCTGGTCGATAGATCGAACTTGCGCTGGCTGCGTCGTTTCAGGCTCAGAAGCGGGCTCAGAAACAGGCTCGGAAGCGGGCGCCGCGACGGACTCAGGTGCCGCCGAAGGCGTAGTAATGGATTCCTGTGAGGCCACTGAACCGCTCATCAGCGGGTTCTGAGGCGGGCTTTCCGGACTTTGCGGCGGCTCCACAGCCGAAGGCGCAACACCGCTCTGCGCGCTTGCAGAAGGCGGCTCGCTCGGCATCGCTTGAGGAGTCATCACACCCTGAACACCGCCAGCAATACCACCCGCCATGCCACCAGCAAGTCCACCAACCAACGCATTAAAGCCCGGGCGAATTTCTTGAGCTTGTTCTTGAAATTGAGGTCCAGCAGCCATAAGCGCGTTTTGTGCGCCAGAGGCTTCGCCGTATTCTTCAAATGCTTCTTGTGCAGCTTCAAGTGGAGCTTTGACAGCAGCGGTTTTAAGTCCGCGTGCAAGAGCGTTGCCACTCATTGCTGCACGTTTAGCATTCATCACAGTTTCAGCAATTGGGACAAATCCCGCGCCTGCTGCTGCAAGAGTCAACGGATCGGTTTGCGCAGACCGAGCTATTTGGTTGGCTTGCTCCGGCGTAGCTCCCGCTTCAATTGCACGTTCATAGGCTTCGTTACCAGCTAGACCCGGTATTGAAGTACCTTCGATGCCTGCTGTAATAGTACCCGCACGATTGCTAACTGCTTGGCCAACGCTACCAAGAGCTTTTACTCTACCAATGACTTTAAGAATTGCGCCGGGAACGACAAACGAAAGCCCTTGACCTATTAACTCACTGCGAGTAATAGGATTGTCTGCCAGTATGTTTACTGCTTCTCCGTAGCGCCCGTTGTCAAAGGCTTCAATAGATCTACGCCACGCATCATCACGCGCGGCTTTAATGTTAGGATCGTTGTAATCAAATAACTGTTCTCCAAATTCTTCGACAGCCGCGCCTGCTCTTGGCGAAGCTAAACCAACAATACCGCCGACAGTAGAAACTGTAGCTTGGCCAGCGCTTCGGAGAACATTTTTAAGCTGCGATCCAAGGCCGTATTCTTCGTTAGTCTTAGTTATTTGATCTTCTTCGGTGACGACAGGAGTTGGAAACATAGAAAGTAACGTATTGGCCGCATTAGTACGGCCAAACGAATACCACTCAGACATAGCACGATTTGCTACGTCAGCTTGCGTGGTTCCAAGAGCTTGTGCCAACGTGCCTGAACCAATGTCGCGCACATAGCTTTGAAATAGCTTGTCTAACTCCGGCCCTTCAACAAAATTTTTAATAGACTCAGGACTACCGTAACCGTTAGTTGTTAGCCATTGCCGAGCAAATTCAGGAAATGGAATAAGCTGCGGCGGCTGAACAGCTTGCGGACTTACAGCTTGAGGTTGAAGTTCGGGATAGAGAGACAGCGGATCGGCAAAAGGACGAATCATTAGACGGCATCCACTAAATCACGAAGAAACTGACGAAGTTGCGCTCTGTCAACCGGCATAAATTCAGTATTCGGTCTATAATCAATAGGATTGTAAGCTACATAAGTAGCGCCATCTGGATTTAACACCACTCCCATTCGATCAAGACCGTACTTAGCTATAGCGGAAGGCTCTTTGTATTTAGGTTTTTTGCAATCATCCGTAATTTCGTAACGCATAACTAACTCGTCATCAGCCAGCGCATTTGCTACAGCTTCGTCATACAGTTCTCTGTGTTCACGCGCTGCTTCGCTAAGTGACGACTCGTTATAAAGTTTAGAGTAGTCCATAACACACCTTAATACGCAGCTAAGTTATCTTTTTGTTGAATTTCTGCTAAAGCCGCACGTACTTTAGGTATGTAATCTCTCGTTTCTTTTGGTAGAGCCGTTAAATTTAATATTCCTTGGTTAGCAGCTAAGTTGCTTTTAATTCTTCTTGGGCCGTAGTTGTATGCAGCGAGAGCCGCATCTTCGTCTCCAAAATTTCTCAGCAAGGCGTTATAGTACTCACTACCAAACTTAACATTAAGCTCCGGAATAAACAAAAGCCGCTTAGCTTCTTCAAGTGTTCGGCTTGAATAAGGAATGCCCATTTCATCTGCCATATCAAAAATAGATTTGACTCCAAGACCCGGGTCAACAGCAGTATTTGGCATGACTTGCATTATACCGATAGCCCCTCTTGGACTTACAGCATTAGGGTTATTTCCGGATTCAACTCTGCTTATAGCTTCAATAATTGGACTTAACGTAGGTTGAGAAAGTTGTGGAGTTGAAATGTTGGATTGAATAGGCGACAGGTAAGAAGGAAGTTTAAATTGGTCTGGAAATGAATCAGCCGGGTTACGTAGGCGAGTTACAGTCTCATAAGGTGGTAGCCTGTTCGCTGATATAGAAGTGGGTCTTGGTCTAGAAAAAAGAGCCCCGCGTTCTACACGAGTATTATATGGACGTAAGTACTCGCTATCAAATGCACTATACTGATCGGTATAGTTTCCGGCGCTTCTATATATTGAGCTATCGTATAACATACTTGGGTTAAACTGCTCGGTCGGAGCAGCCGAAGCCGAAGGCATGGGAGCAGCCGAAGCCGAAGGCATGGGAGCAGCCGAAGCAGTCGGAGCAGCCGGAGTACCCGACGGCATCGCGCCGCCAAGACCAAACATAGAACTTACAAGCCCAGTCGGCGTTCCGCTTGCATTAGATTGCCCTCTTCCTTGAATTTGAGCGGCGATTACAGCACGACGAAAACTTTCTGGATTGCCCCTAGCTAAGTCGTCCCAACTTAGCATTGTAGTTTTCCCATCTGGCGTAGTAATAGCAAGTCCGTCGTCATTCGGCGTAGCTTGCATTCCTTTATCAGCATAGAGCTGTACATATCCACTAGGATCGCCAAGTGTTAACCAACGAAACGCAGCGGCGTCAATAGCCTGTGTTTCAGCTTGAGCTTCAGGCAACTTAATTCTAGCTTCAAATTCTCTAGCAGCTAAAGAGTCACTAGGAATAGTCGATTCGCCCATGTTGTAGTAACGGCTGAGGGCGTCCCGCATTCTTTCCTGACTTACTTTAAGGGGATTCAGTTGTTCATTTAAACGGAAGTTCTGCTCATTAAGAGCACGTTGAAGTTCTTCGTTACGAAGCTGCGATCTAAGTCTTTTATTATTGCCAATAAGTTGGTCTGCCGCGGTGTAGCCAGCTATATAGCTAGTAAACGGCATAGCGAAAGTATTTCTGGCCATATAAACCTCTAACTTATTGGGTTTCTAAACGCCGCCTTTCATTAAAACCAGCAGCAAAACTAAAGTCGTTTCTTAAAGCTCTAAATGAAGATTGTACTTGTCCTAAAGAACTTACTGCTCGACTCGTCATTTGAGCTAAGCCGGCGTTTGCAATGTTACCAGCTTGAATGCCCATATTAACTACCGCCTGCCGCCTTGCAATTCGTTTGATATTTTCTCGTTCTGCATAAGCGTAGTTAAATCTATATGCGAGCATTCTTCCCGCTGCTCTAGTAAGCATTTGCCTTTTTGAACTTTCGAGAGTTACTTTAAACCTAAATCCAGTTTGCCATTGAGGAGTGTTGTCAAGAAGTTCGCGTTCTTGTTTTAACACTTTAGGTAAGTCGAAAGCCTCTAGCCCAGAGTTTTCTTTATAGTTAGGGATAAAAGGCAGTACGCTAAAAACTTCATCACGTAAATCAGTTTCTTTAAGCCTGTAATTAGCCTTCCAAAAATCGAAATCTCGCTTAGCTACGTCATAATAAGTTTCTATCGTTCTACGCTGTTCACGAATTACACGAAGTTCTGCAACCGTAGCAATTGTATATCCCCATAAATGCAATCCGCCGAAAGATGCTCTTTCGACGCGATTCATTTTGGCGCCGTTGATAGCAAACTGCCCCGACTTTTCGTACTTCACGAATCTATATCCCAAGTCCTATTTACTACGCCAGTTTGATTTCTACTAACTTGAATATCAGGAATGCTAGTGTTAATTCGTCCAACAACTGGCGAGTCAAATCTGTAATCGACTCTATTTGATTCTAAAGCAACTCTGTCTTTAAACCCTTTAAAAGAATACATTTCATTACTAAAATCTGCGTAAAAGTCCGCTTTATTATTAGACACGTCTTCTAAGAAAGCTAGAGAAGTATTCAACCTATCTCTAACATCATTCGCTAACCCTAAGCCTATGTTAATGACGTTAAGTCGATACTCAAATCTACGATCATCTTCAATACGAACTCGTTCTTTCTCAAAAGTAAATAAGTAATTGCCTAAATCAGCGTATATAGCTCCCTGCAAAATAGCCAACTCAGAAAAATTATACGCCAGCGTTGGGGAGTATATATTAACCGATCCCGGCATTGGCGAAAGAAACGGGTTGTAAGGGATTCTGTTTCTCTGCCCTATAAAGTCATAGGCCGGAATTGGTAAAGCCCAAAGCTCGTTTATATAGTCTAATTCAGCAACCGATCTAAACTGGCTATAATAATGGTCGTCCTTTTCCTTGTATATATCAGCATATCTCTTGGACACCTTAGCCATGTCCATGGATTCGTCGATGGTTGCGACGGCTGCCGTAGCAGCCGCCACCTCCGCAGCTATCAAAAAGGCGGCATCAAATCCCATATTAGTCGAATAGCAATTTGGCCATTTCTTTTTTAGCTTCGACTGCGCCTGAAGTCGCCATCGAGTACCCGCCCAGAGCATACAGTATTACGCCGAAAACGTCCAGTACCGCATACTTACTAGCTAAAGCTAGTTCTTCTGTAAGCTCAGTTTTGTTAGGGAAATCAGCTTCTAAAGCATAACCTTCTGCCATTTTTAAGAGTGCATTTGCGAACACTGGGCTTATGATTTGATTCGCTTTACGCCAGAATGGATTGTCCGCCATTACACCACAAAGCACGTACAATAGCGAAGACCTAACATTGGCTTTAGTAGGCTCCATAAATGCTTTAGCTATTACGCTGACTTGCACCCAAACTTCTGTAGCCGCAACAGCATCAGCCATATAGGCAACATCTTTACGTAACTCTTCAGGCTGCAAATACTTCATTGCAATTTCGCGCGCGCTAGTTACGAGGGCTGTGTGCCTAACGTTAGGATCGCTATGCGTCATTATTATAAACCTCTACTAATTCAGCCATGCTAGTTGCTATATGGACTTCTTCGACAACAGACTTACCACATAGTTCTATTTCCCACTCCAAACCTTTTCGACTTCTAGGTAATGTGAAGGGCCTACTATGTGTTATAGCCCTACTAAAAACTAACCTACCATCTAAATACAAATTCATGGCAAGCGGGCCTGATGCGTCATGCACAACTTTCGCAGCACTAAAAGCAGTGGGTTCATTTAAAACAAATTTTTTCGACCGCCACACATAGTTACTTAAAGAAGGGCTTACTGGAACGCCACTGCTTATAGCGTCTGTTCTATGTAAAAAGTACACTCCATCATCAAAAAGTGCATAGACTCCGAACGGAGTTTCTACAGAAAAATACCTATTCCTTGATTGCAAAGTTAATTCGGGATGTTTAAAAGTAGTTAAAGCCCCGAAATCTACTGAGTGTTCATTAGGATCGACTTGTAAACAAACACCCTCCGTATTGCCCAATAAACCTAGTATATAGTATCGTCCGTCCCAATAAAAAGCGTATTTTGGAAATCTATTAGGGTTACTGGGATTCCAAAAATTCGATCCAAATTCAAAAAGTTCTTTACTCAACATATTCTGTTGAGCTTGATTTATAGCCACTACACCATTATAGCTAGTATAAACTGCGCCAAAACTGGTACTGCATAGAGTATTTTTAACACAAGGCTCATCTAAAGAGAGAACTGTTTGACTAAACGTTGGCCCATTTTCTGTATCTGTAACTTCTACAATAATAGGTTTTTCTACAGTGCCAAAGATTAAGCTGTTTCTAAAAGAAACAACATCGTACACATGACTTGCCGTAGATACTGGTAACCTAGTAGAATAGAATGGAATTCGAGTATCGAAATTCAACTTCATTCTGTTACTAATCGGCCATGCGTATTTATTATTCAACTTAGATACGCATAAAGTATTCGATTCGATCTCTCCATTATACTCTGTAGTACCGAACAGCCAATACCTACCACTCTCAAGTCTACCTAAATGTGAAAATGTACCGCAAGGTCCGGTGTTATCAAAAGAAGTTAAAGTTTCATTTTTTAAATCGGCATCAAACAGATCGTCTACAATAACCAATTTTCTAAAAGAAGGCGTAACAGACTGCGCCATTTGAAACGTATAGCTTCTTAACAGTAAAAAATCGGTGTTAAAATCATAAGTTAACTGCTCTCCAGTTCTTGGTTTAGAAACCGTTCTATATACTTTAAAAAACAAAGGAGTATGCGCGAATATTTCTTCTCTAATACCTATCTCTAATGAGAGAATGTCTCCTTCAAAAAACGGAGTTGAAGCGCTTCCGCTTTCTACGTCAAGAACTATAGGAGGAGATTCACCATCTCTATTTATATAAGTTATCGCATACGCTCTTGCAATAGGCGTAGTAGTTAAATTTCTTGAAGTTCTATTTTCAGAAATTACTGTAGCCCATGTGAAACCTGAAGAAAGAAAACTAGGAGGGTGTACAAGTGGAACTGGAAGAACGGGAACGCTGGTACTTCCAACAACTTCGATAACATTAGACCCATTAACTATATTAGGGTTTAAAGCAAGGTCATTAAAATAAACATCCCATCTAGGTTGAGAAACAGGCGTAGTCCCAATACCTAAATCGCCTTTGATTAGACTATGAAATACGCCACTTTTGAAAAGTTTCCAATCAAAAGTGGGCCGCAACTTACCGTCTCGCAAAAGAACATTTTGCGCTATTTGAGCTTCGTTATTCTTAAGAAGTTTTGAACTAACCTTAGGACGAAGCCCACTAAAGTTAGTTATTCTAATTGATGGCATTATGCTTTGACAATTATATAACCAAGTTGGCTAGTCGTTAACGAAAAACCAGAGCCCAGTGTTGAATGCCTAAGTTCTAAAACTTTCGGACCTGCGCCTGTTATTTTCGCCATTACAGTGTGGATGTTACTTTGTACAATTCTAGTTCCTGACACTAAAGAACTATCTACAAAAATTCCTATACCAAATTCTGCTACAGAAGTTAATGGCGTCGTCGAGTGTGTAGCAATCGCCGACGCAATGGCAAAAATAGCTTCCCCCGCATTTAAATTTACGACTGTAGAGCTAGCTGTAACTGTATAGGCAGCCGCAGCTTCGCCCGAGCTAGCTCCCAAGAGCCCGTTAGCAGACCCCGCCGTGAAGCCGCTCAAAACCGCGTCCAGACCGGCAGGCGATACCGCCCTTAGACTGTCTCCGGCGTCCCTCGATTCAGTCGCCGTGGGCGGCGCAAGCCGCACCACGCCCCACCCATCAGTAGCGGTGGAAGCCGCGTGCGCACGCAGCGTAACCGCGTGCCCCACTCGCGTTAGAGACAACGAATTTGCGGTCTCCAAACTTAGATGCAAGCTATAGTCAAATATCGGACCGCTATGTGGACCGGGAGGTACAGGAATCGCAGTAATACGCCCCTGAGCATCCACGATAAACCCGGCGTAATTACCAGAAACTACGCCAGTATTTGTTAAACTGACAATAGGAGATACTGTAGGTAAGCCTGTAACTACAATTCCAGTTCCAGCAGAAACTTCAGTAACCGTACCAGACCCGCCTATCGGACCTGTGTAGCTTATTTCAAAATTAGGATACGTTCCAGTAACTGATATATTAGCCCCCGCAGTAATGTTCACAGGGTCTGCATTGATTACATACGTACCGTCTATATCGTTATAAACTACGTTAACGATACCAGTCCCTAAAATAAGCTCCCCAACATCCGGCATCGGCAACATAGGCGGCGATGTTAAACCGCAACCTAAATTAAGCGCGCTTCTATCGAAACAAATTGTGTAGTTAGGAAACGTACCTAAAACTTCTACTGGAGAATCTTCACAAGCCTGAATATTAACTGGAGGGACGTTAACTATATAATTACGTGGAGTTGGTTGTGTAACTGAGGCCACTCCAGTACCCGTAATGCTAAGACTAGTATCAACACCACCTTGAGTCACTAAATCGAAAATAGCACTTGGGCCAAGAACAGAAGTAAAGCAGTCATTAATGGCCCACGCTCTTGCAGTAGTTCCGTCTTGAGCACGCACAATAGATGCAAAACTGCCGCTGACTCCGGTAATTTTTACAACTTCACGATGCGGACCGTCTGCAAAAGCGACATATGTCCATGCTCCGCCAGTCAATTGCGATGCAAGAAACGCCGCATCTACCGGTGTCAATTGCATAGACGTAGCCCCGCTAGCAAGTGGGGCCACTAATCTAGAAGAAAAAAGAGGAATAAATTTATACATAGTTACTCACATTCTGGGCAAAATGCTGCTTCACTATTCTCAACAGTCAGCCCAATGGCTTCCATTGATTCGTCATAATCGAATTCTAAATACCCAACTAACTCTGTACCTCTATAGATCTTACCTTGATAGCGCCCATACGGCTGCTGAAATAAAAGGTCATCGATAGGAAAGCATAACGTCGCGTGATTTATAGAGTACTGAGAATACTTAATGATTGGGCTGACTATTTTGCCGCCCTCAGGAACGAACTTGTGTACAAATAAAGCTACTTCATCGCCGGCGCAAACTATGTTTTCACAAACTTGTGCAGGAGCATTTTGACTAGGCGGAGCATTACGCATAGCAAGTGTAACGCACAACTGAGTTATACGTTTTGTTACTTTTGGAATTGTGAATCTACGAATCACACAAACCTCGGCGCAGTCATAGATAAACCACGTTCGCTACCCTTCTTTAACTCTCTAGTACGCGCATTGTTAATTGCAGAACGGAACTCTCGTTCACGCATTACGGCCATATCAAGTGACGTAAATGCTTGGTCCGGAAGTTTGTGTATTTCAGCTAACGCACCAGCGGCTAAGTCTTTTGCATGAAGCTCATAGAGACTATCTTCAAGATAAAAGCAATCTTGATTTGGCACTACAACAAGTTCAACTTGCCCATGCTGACGTTTGCCAACACTACGAGAAAGATGGATGTGATGTGGCGGTCTAAACTCTACTTTTGGATTAATGCAATCCTTAGCAAAAGTAACTCCAACTACTCGGTCGATGTTATAGTTGTCTGTGGTATAGACGTTATAATCTAAAACATTTGGTTCTGCGTTAATTGTAGCTATGTCTCGAAGTATGCCAGTTTCTCTAGCAAACCTAATTGTAGCTTGTCGTACAAATTCAACGGCTAATTCTTCTGGCAATTGCGAAGCGAATGGTATTACGTAAGGAAGAACGTCTACGTAAGTTCTAGTCGGCGTAGAGATATAAACGACAGATTGCATAGTTAAACTCTAACCTTTGGATCGCCTTTTTGACCGGCATACCATCCACTATTCGCTTTAGCACGCTGCCTGTATTCAGCATCCATAAGCACAAGAAAATCTCGCATGTGGCCCCGCGCAAGTTCTTTCGATATGACGGACTCGGTATTAAGTTCCTCAGCTCTCTTTAACATATAGCTTACAATAGGAGCTAAATACTTGAGTTCAAATACAACTGGCCGGTCCCAATCCGCAAGTGTCGTTTGAAGCGCAAGAGGACGATGGCGTATTTTAATACTAGGTGAAGCTCCAATAGGAACTGGCGGCCAGACAAAAAACACGTTGGGATCAGAGGTGTCAAACGACACGCTATTTACAACATACCCAAGCGGATTTCCATTACAGTCAAGTCGAACAGGAACAGGGCAGCATGAATCTTTCTTATATGACGATGCTAAAACTGCATCGGCGGTTCTTACCTGCCGACCGTCACCGCCATCAAGAATAGCGACAAAATCACCAAGTTCAGGAGGTAGCTGTTGCAATCTACCGGGGGCTAGTGTAAAAACAGAAACGACGCTAATCGCATCTGGACGAAGGCTCGCCAAAGCGGATATAGCGTCGTTATAGTAATTTACAAGAAGTTGTCTAGACCAGCGAGAGTATTCGTAACCCGGCTCTTGATCGTTAAGCTGCTCCGAAACGTACTTTACTAATTCGCGAAGGAGCACGGCAGTTTTCCATAACTATTTAAGAAGATTCAAACAGCTTAGGCTTATTTAATTCTTGCGGTTTTTTGTCTACTGCAACATCAACTTTAGCAATATCCGACCCATCGTAAACAAACGCAATAACACCCGGTTTGTTAAGAAGGGCCGGAGTGGCTTGATAAATCAAGCCACTCGACAGTACTTTTACATACTGCACGCCTTTAACCAATTTCATTACGGCCCACCTGCAAGCGGCGAAATAATGATTGGAGAGATTAAAACTCTCGTATTGGTAGTAAAGGTTCCAGCAATAGGGTTATTGCCAGGAGTGCTATAAACAACTAGATCTAAAAGGTCCGATTGTTCAAAATACCGTGGGCAACATCCTTCTGCGGTATACTGAATTTGAGACCCATACACATCGCCAACAACTTCTCCATCTGCATTAAGAACAAACGAATTTACGACATCCATATGGTACACATTGGATGGAAAACCGGCACCGTTACGTAAATCAAGTAGAAAAGTAACACCCGGCGCAACACCCACTACGTCAACGTGAATCGCAAGCAACAAAGTTTTAGCTGGAATGATGACAAGGCCAAGTCTATCACCAGTTGCTACAGTATGCCCATCAAAATACTGGAGATGACTAGGCCCTCCTTCTCGCTTCTTATCGAAATGAAGGTCTCTCGTCAAGCTAAACGTTGCACCGCCACGGTGTCCAGCGGGAGCAGATTTAACAGCGTTGCTAAAAGTCGGTTTGGGAAACATACTCCCAACCGGATTCGATGTATTAGCAGGCCCGCCAATGTAAAGCTCGTGAATTGCCATGATGTGTTCTCCTATTAAGCAGCGTAGACGTAACCAACGGCTAAACGCTCTGGATAGAGAACCTTCGTACCCCACAGAGCTAAACCTTGGAACAACGTACCAAAGTAATCCGAACTGGTTTCATCACGAGTTTTATCAAGCTGAGCAGTAAAACCAGTAGCGGATTTCGATCCGGCAATAATCCACCAAGCCTGCTGGTTCACACCGGCATCAATCACACTCGGAACATGGTTAGAAACATACACGTCAAACCCGGCAACTTTCGGAGGCGTGTGACCTTCGATAAGCGGCGACCACGTAGTACAGGTCGTAAAGCAGTTTGACAGTTCCGAAGTCATCAAGATAAGTTCAATACGTGGCGGAACGATAACAAACAAGTCATCTTCCGGAACGCAGGCTTCCTTAAGAACCATTTTCATCGAAAGCAAGAATGCTAAAACATTCTCACTATCAAGCGGAAATGGGTTGCCGGTTTCGCCAAGATTGTAAGACTGCGTTTCGGCACCAGCGTTAGCACCCTGATTTTCAGGAGCAACTTCGACAAACTGAGTGCCCATCACTTGCTTGTCGATTGTGACGCCGATCTTGTAAGCTGCACGACGGAAGATAGCATCCGTAAGCTGCGCAGAATTACAAATCTGCTTCATGTCCACATCATCGATTTTGACCGAGAAGTAGTAGCTCTGGTCAATGTTCATAACAACAGTGGACGTATCCGGAGTAGTATGCTCAAGTTTTTGATTTTTGACATACGGACGGATTTCGACATCAGGCTCTTTACGGAAAATAGCTTGAGTACCACAGCTACTCAGTTCCGCACGAGTTTCTGAAATGTTAGGGTAGATCGTAGCACAATAGGTCAAGTCGAGAAACTTATCGACATAGACCGGATCGGTAAAAACATTAGTAAGTTGTGGATAACCACTGGCAGCGGGAATCATAGATAGGCTCCTTATTTACCTCGAATAATGCGGCCTTCTCTGACCGCTTCTTCTAACATTGAACGACGTTTTTTGTAAGTGGCGATGTCAATTTTACCAGTTCTAAAATCTTCACTTAACTTTCTACTGTCCGACTCTTTGAACACCGGCTTCCGCCCCTGAGTCGGACGAGTAGGGGCCGTAACTTGAGGATTTGCAGCAATCGTACTCGGCGCGCGCATAGATGCAGCAGCGTCTGGAGTATCCGCAGAATAGCCTTCAAAAATGCTCACAACCGCTTCAAGATCGCGATTTTCGTGAGCAAGGTCAAAAATTTGCTTGCGAGTTAAGCCAGTACCGGGAACACGCTCGCTAAGGTATCTAATAAACCCCGGATCGCGAGTAAGCGTTCTAGCGTTTGCAACCTTTAACTGGACGGCATTTACAAACGAAGCAAGATCGTTTTTATTAGTTGTAGCAGTAATGTCGTCAAGTTTAGCATCTAAATTTGATTTAAACTCTTTTAAATGTCGCTTAACGATTTTCTCAATGACAGGCAGTGAATCTCCGTAGATTTCTTTTTCTTTATCAGAAAGCTGAATTTCTCTATCGTCAATTTCAACTGATTTTGAAACCTTAGATTGAGAAGCAACAGCGCTTAACCTATCAATCTTTTCGTTTAATTCAAGAACCAGATCGGTTAACTCACGATTTCGCTTGCGCTGATCTTCAAGCTCAGCAACATAGTCAGGAATGCGAGCAGGAGCCGCCGCTTCCGAAACCGGAGCAGGCGCCACTGCAAGAGGCGCAGCGGCAGGCGCAGTCGAAGTCTCAGTAATAGATTCCGCAGCCGCCCACGGATCGTCGTCAGGCATCTCGACAGTCGGAGTTTCAGCCAGTGGCGCAGTCGCACCATCGTCCACAGCCGCAGCAGGCTTCTCGGGATTCATCGCCGGAAGCGTTCGCATATTTCTGATTGATGCTGGTTTACCTGCCATTTGTCAACTCTTGTTTAATTTCATCAATTAATTGCGCTTTGCCTTGCAACAACTTTATATTCGCTTCGCCAGCGTATTTCCAACTAATTAACTTACTTTCTTTTTCAGCTAAGTAGTCTAAAAATACTTTAAGATTAGGCGCGCGTCGTAATTCGGCAATGAGTTGTTGCTCTTTTTCAGTCATCCTCTGCGTTTGCCACAAGTTTTACAACCGCCAGATTTCATATTAGACGCTTTTGACTGCGCAGCAGTATGGCTAAACAGACTACGATGCGTAGACTTAGAATGGTCCGCAGTCATACCCGATTTAGACGCTTTTCTTTTATCAGAGTATTTCATATTTAAGTCCCATAGTTGTTTGTAGGTTTACTTGTTCGTAATAAATCCGATGGGTAAGCATCTACATAAACTTCGCCTATTCGGCCCGTCAAGCGGGCTCTGTAGCGCCCGCTGACAGAAAGGATATGAGAGGGCCTAGTCGGTGTCAAGACAATCGCACTGCCATCAGGATGGACGGCAGGCGCATACATAGTACCCGACCCAACTCCAGCGACCATTTCAATAGTTACATACTCACCTGAGGTCAAATTAAAAGCTCGAATTGAGTACGGTTTGTTAACAACAGCAAATACTGCTGAAACATCGGTCAAGTTATCCGGACCAAACAAAATCCGAGAATCGCCATTAAAAATCTCGCCCGGCAACGCTAATGAATTGTCAGGTAAACTTTGCACAAATTGCCCCACTATATTAGCCATTACCATTTAACCTTGTCAGCCCAATAGGCAGCAGACAACCTACCTTTTTTAATATTTCTAGCGTGCCGAGCTTTAAAAGCCTCGCGTCTTTTTCTATAAGAATCAGACTCTCCATCTTTCTTAGGAGAGCCCTTTACGCCTTGCTGTCCAAAACGAATTAACTTCACTTCGTCGCCAACTTTTGCAAGTACGGCGTGCGACTTAGTTGGGTGCCGTGGCGTTCTTTTCGGTTTGTTATAACCAGAAAAAGTTTCATTTCCGCGCTTAATCATACTATTCAACTAAAATGTCTAAGATTCTACGCCATTTAGGAGCTAACGGTCTGACATCTTCTTGATTTGTATTAACTCGCGCTCTAGCGGCACTAACCTCATTTGGAGTAAAAAGAAGCGGAACCATATTACCCGAAACTTCTCTAAGGTACGCTCTAATTAAACAGGTGCTAGCAAAAACTGCTGGCTGTTTAGAATCGGGGTTAGGAATAAACTCGTTTTTAGTAGTATCTCTAATATCAATAACACTGCGAGTCATAAAACAACTCCTAATATTATGTCTGTAGAACACTAGCTGCAATTTGCATGTGTTAAACGCAATATACCTTCCAGTTGCGCCACGAAATCCATGCTGATGGGACGATCATCCGACCACCAGTTAAAGCCGTCGGACCAAACAGGCACCACTGATGAGCCGCCAATCGAGACCTGTTGTAAAAACCCCGCTTGCGATGAATCGACGACAATATATCTCGCTCCTATACCAGCCAATGACGCCGGCGGCAGTGGGTCACCGTTATCCCGACCTTCCGGCCTTCCTCCACGGTCTGGGCTGCAACCGCCAGCGCCGCAGCGTCCGCGTAGGACCAACGTGCAAACGGTTGTTGACCGCCTGCCGGATCGTCTTTCCAACCTCTCGCGCCGCTGCTGTCCGTGCCGTAGACCTTGTTCGGCCCGGGACTGGCCGTGTCGCCGGCGAGCGAGAGCGTGCGGTTGGCGCTCAGGTCGCCACCACCGGTCAGACTGTGTTGCGTCGCAACTTCACGTGACGCAGGAACATCCCCACCTCCACCACCAGCAGGTTCATACATTACATTGTTTTGAGTAATAGTCATCACTTACTCTCGACAGAGGTTCCTATAACAACGCCTGCTGCATCAGACGAACTCCAGCCACTACCAACTTTCGCTCGAACCTGCCACTCTCCACCTAAATAAATAGTAGCAGCAAAACCGTTTGCCGTTTGCGTATGTACAGTAGACCACTCATCGTCTGGAGACGGCCAAGGAGTTTTATCGAAATTAAAATATGGTCTAATCTGTAGTTCTACTGGAGCCGGAAGCGGATCGTATTCAACATCATACAATCCAGCAGCAAACATAGTAGCTTTACCGTTAACAAGTCTAACGGCTGGAGTAGCTGGAGCGCTCGAAGAAAGCACAAAGTAAACTTCATTACTGCTCATTATAGCTCTCCAATAAACGCACTGAACTTTTGTTTATTCATCCAACGCATCCACGAAGCTCTTGTAGCATTTCGTCCGTGAATAACTCGATGTAATAAAAACTCCGGACTTATAGTACCCTTATGGTTTTTAGCTAGTGCAAGCCATAAAAGCGCATCTTCAACAACTCTACATCGTTCCAATAATCCGTAGTATTTTTCTACTACACTACGTTTAATTAATTTAAAACCTTGGAAGTAATAAAGCCGCTTTTTAGCTACATTAAAATCAGTCGAAGATGGTATTACACCGGCTTTGGTGTCACCCTCTATTGAATAGCCAGAAATTATAAAATCGTTGTCTTTTATTCTGTCTAATTGAGTATCAACGGCGCCGGGTAAAAGATAGTCGTCGTCATCAATAAAACTGACATACTCTCCATCGCCCTGCTTAAAACCTTCTACACGCAATTGCCCGAAGTGCGGGTCAGAGTTACCGATGACTTCGTGAATTCTAACTTTTGGATGCGCTAGAGATTGAGCACAGCGTTCAAACCACTCAGGTTTAGCTAAAGAATGGTACCGAATGACGTGTATATCGATCATAATCTACCTGAACAAAAGCCAAGTAGAAACGCTATAGAAATGGAAAGTCCTATACGCCATCCTATACAAACAGAACAATCTGTTCCTAAAGTAAACAGATTAAAGAGAAACACACCTATCTTCTCGATCATGGCGGAGGTCCGGACGGTAAAATTTCACCTTCAAAAAGCACTGTATTATTGCCAATATTCGGTTCAGAAATTCCACTAACAGTAAATATATGAGAAAACAGCCCCGGCTCAATAGGCGTAAACCACATTCTAACGAATATAAATCCACCGGGAGGTACGTTTTCAACAGTATAGCAATCGTTAAACTCAGCTTCGGTTAAAACAATATCCGGGCCTTCTTCCCAACTCTTTCCTATAATATACATGCCTTCTCCAAACGGAAATTCTTGAAATTCCGGTCTAGGAATCGGCATACAAATAAAAACTTTATTTGCAACTGAAACGCCATTATTTCTGGCGATGACATCAACCCAACTATCAACACCAGAAACAAAAGTGTAGCTTTGTTCAACTATCTCAATACTTAAATCTTCGGTATCAACAGAAACGTGTAAAGTAGCTGAATCAAATGACTGCCCTTCATTAATATACAAAGGTAGTAAATCAACGAAGGTGGTGTTAGTATAAGTGCCAGGTTCCCAAGGGTACACTTGATAACTAAAAGTTACCTGACCTCCAGCAGGTATGCCACAATAAAACCCCGCTACTAATTGTGTTGAAGTCACAGAAGCGGGACCAAAAGCGCCGCCAGTGTACGAAATTAAAATAGGCTCAGAAGTTGAATAATTACCCGCTAAGTTATCTCTAACCAAAGCGTCTACAGCATCTTCTGGACCGGCGTTAGATATAGTAACAGTAAAAGAAGAGATTTGACCATAAACGATGCTGCTTGGAGTGGCGACTTTATTCACTGTAAGGTTTACAGTTGGTGTGCAATCCACATTGCATAGGTATCTAGCTATATCACTAGCCGGAATAGAGACTATACAATTAAACTCATTTAAAGCAAGTAATCGTAGAGGGAACCTATCAGGCGAGGGTTGTATAGTACTTCCAAAATTACAAGGGTCTAAAAGCGAGCTTAAATTAACATAAAGCCCGTCAGGTCTAACCTGAATTAAATTACCTTCGTAAGGAGAAACTAAAACGTCCGAAGAAAGAATTCGTATACCAGCAATTTCTGTTACAGTATGGTCGATAGTGGTAGTATCTGCTACATCAATCGCAAAAGTATTAGCTATGTGCCATGTAATATCGTTTAACTGCCGAACTTCAATACCTCTACCTGCCACAATTTCAAACGGCGGTGGACGAAGGCACTCACAAAGCCTACGCAGTCCATTAGATAAAACTTCATTAGCCCACTCATGGGTCATACTAAACTGCCACCAAAAGCAGTGCATGAACCCGTGAGAGCCTACAAAACGCAGTCTATATCTGCCTGACTTATGAAGAACTATCTCATTTTGATCTTGAGTAAGCGTAAGTTCACCGTCAAATGGCTTATACGCCTCGAAATTATCACCTGAAAGTTCTCCAACAAGTTGAAGAACTTCAATGTACTCATTTTCTCGCAGACCAAACGCGACTACTTTTACCGGTTCTCTGTCTACGTTTATATTTGCAGACATGAAACTGGTTGACGTTGGAGAGAACGCCATAGAAAAAGGTTGGCGCTCTCGCCCGGCAGCCCACGGCGTAGGTATCGGATGCGTTGATTTCTTGTTTGCCATATTAGTCGCAAATAGCGTCGCAATTAAGAGTAGGCGAGCCTATAACAGCCACATCAGAATATAAAGTCGGAGTACCGCCTATATAAGAACCCGCCTTGCTTACACAACCACCAGAGAAACTTACACCAACGTCATAGATATTTTGTTGCGGATCGCACTGTACAGCACGCAATTGGACAATGTATTTCCAACCGCTGACATTCCACGTTCTAAAATCAACTCCGTTTCTTGCATCAAACGGTGCTGGCGATCCGTCTAATAACTGAGTTTGTTCACTAATTATCTGGAACCTTGGCACGAAATTTCCAACAAGCGCAAAAGGCCCGGTCCGCGCTGCGCATTCAGGAGTTGGCGAATTAGACTCTGCTCTAAACACTACAGTAGCTATTTCGCATTTCGCCCCTACAGGAATGACACTTTCAACTTCAAAATTTAAACCACAACAATTTGGCGATGGGCCAGACCCACTTTGAGTAACAGCCGGGAACTGAATCGGAATAGTGTAACTAATGTTAGTGCCAGGTATTAAATTACCTAAGTTATCTACACATCTTGCACCAACAGTGAAATTAGTAGACCCTCCGCTATTTAGCGCAGACGCGGTAAAAGTGTAACGTACAGTAAAAGAAGTTACATTAGCGAAGTAAAAATCTACTTCAGAAGTTGTGGGGTTAAACGAACTCGGAAGCCCGAATACGTCTATTTCGGAAACTGTCCACCCGCTCGGAATTGGAAATGGCTGCGATAATGCAAAGTTTTTAGTACGAGCCAAAACTGCATTCTGTCCGGTTAAAGTAACTTCTAAGTAGAACGAATCTCCAACAGAAACTGGCGCGGATATAGACGAGAAAGTATGGCTATAAGCACTTGAACACGTAGGCGGAGGCTCACCTTCGCAGTTTGCGTTAACTTGCGGAAACGAAATAGTAACGCTCTCACTAACAAAAGTATCTCCAAGTTGGTTTCCAAAAGAATTAAAGCACGCTCCGCTAACCGTAAATGTTCTAGTAGTAGAAGAAACGCAAGACACAGCTCGAAGTCGAATTACATTAGTTACAAAATTGGTTCCAGCAGTGCTATGGTTAACGCCAAATCTAATATCCTGACTAGCAGGAGTACTTGTAACGCTATCAATAACCCAACCCGTTGGAGTCAAGTCACTTAAATCGTTGACAAATAAACGGCCGTGACAGTTCGGGTTAAAGGCTGCGATTGAAATCACAGTTACATCGAACGTAGCACCAACGGCAACCGGCACAGTCGGCGGTGTAGAGCTTATGTTAATAATTAAAGCGCAGCAACTCGGTGGAGGCGGCGGTTCTTCTCCACAATCTTCCGTAATTGCAGGTAGGTTAACAGAAACAGGGTAGGAAACTTGCGATCCGTCAATCAACTGTCCTGCATTGTTTCTGCAATTTCCAGTGGCTGTAAAAGCGACATTTCTACCGACTGGGTTGCATTCAACTGCAACAAACGTAAAGACTACAGACCAAGACGTTATATTGGCTGTATGAAAATCAATACTGGTATACGGATTTTGCCCGGTAAAACTGGTGCCTTGGAATCGCCAACCATTGATAGTCTGCCCAACTATCGGGGCAAACGTGAGCGGATTTGTAAACGCTCTACATATGGCTGCATTAGAACCAGTAGCAGTAAGCGTTATATTAATAGTCGTTCCAACTCCAATACTTTCAAGAGTCTGAACTACATGACTGAAAGTTAAAGCGCAGCAGTTTGGGGGAGGCGGTTCTTCTTCGCACTCAAACTCACAAACATAGTTAGCAAGAGACCGTGCTCTTACCCAACGAATGCAACCTTGATTATCTAATACAAGAAAGCGCGCATTTCTTACAAGCCCATTAAATGGCTGAACAAGCGTGCCTAAATTGCATGGAGCGTTAGGGTCGGAAAGCGTTGCATACAAGCCATCATCACGAGCAAACATTTCATTGCCCGGATCTTCCGACAACTTAACATGCGAACTCAACACTCCTTCAACTATCTGATGATCTACAGTAGTAGAATCATCAGCAGTATGGATGGCGGTGTTCGTAACTCGCCAAGTTCCTCCACCCAAATCCTCGACTAAGATGCCGTTTCCAGCAACTAACGTAACTTCATTGGGACGAACGCAATCGCACAAATAACGAAGTGCTTCTGCAATTTCATCATACCACTCATGCGTCATACTAAAAGTCCACCAAAAAGCGGTGGACTCTGTAGAACTGCTAACTAACATTTCAAGCTGGTATCTTCCCGATCTATGAAGAATGACTTCATTTCGGTTTGCGTTAAGAACGATACCTTCTGGATAAGGAAGGTAAGGCTCACTTAGCAATTCATCGTTTACACCAACAACTTGATTTACACAAATCTCTGCATCACCAGTCAGCCCCATAACAACGACTTTGACTGGCTCACGATCGACGTTTATTATAGGCGACGTAGTTGCCGTCGGCGAAAAGACAAACCTACTAATTAAAACCTCTGATTGCCCAGAAGCAAGAGTAGGAGTCGGAGTTTTAGAAATTTCGTTAGCCATGCGTTTAGAGTATCGCGTTATGTAAACTGGCTTTTATTTGAGTAAAAAGCTGCCACTTATCAGCGCTTTTCGGTACAGGCAGTGAGTCAATCGGATCACGCCAAAATAAAGTTTTTCTATTAAAATTTCCAACTCCGCCTAAAGTATAGCCAACATACCTATCGCCAAATTTAACTACGAAGCGCTGTTCTTGAGGCTTAAGCTCAACAACAATTCCCGGTCCGTACGCCAAATCGTGGACTGAATCGCCAACTAAAATTGGGCTCCCATCAAACTGCATTATTACGCTCCCGTAGGTAGATTAACTGGCGTCGGAAACGCCGGGTCCACGTTAGGCGGCTGACTCTGCGGCGGTAATGGTACAGGCGTCGAGGTGCCCCGAGCAAGGCCGTTGACGACTCCAAGCCGACTCAAAGCGGACTCCAATTCTTGCATTCTATTTGGGTCAGGAATAATGTCGTCAACTGGCAATCCTGTAGTTTTAAGTATTTCTCGCAAGAGAATTTTAATTGACTCCATGTCAAGAGCTCCAGCTTGAACGTATGGAGTAAGCAGATTTAAAATCTCAATAGTACGAGTTTGAGCTAGTTCTCGCTGCAACAAGCCTGACGCACCACGGGCAACTATTTGGGCATCTGCTTTAATATCTTCGTCGTCACCCATGGCCATGTTTAAAACGTAGTAAGACTCGACCATGGGTTCTATGATGTCTCTATCGATATTTAAAAGCACTTGTTTAATGCCTTTAGCTGCATTGCCCATCAACATCGAAAGTCCGCCAAGAGTTCGCCCTGCTCCAGCAACTTGCGGATTGCCTAATACATAAGCTGGAACTTGGCTAAAATCGTCAGCCAGTTTCATGTAATACGCAAAGGCTTCCATAAGTTGGTTGGCAACGTTTGGAACAACCTTAAACCGCATAGCTTCGCCGTTTTGCCCGCTGTAATCCGGCTTGACACTATAAATGCGGAAAGGTTGAATTTCAGTAAAATTCTCTCCAGCTTCAAATCTTTCGGCTACGGCTTCTGCAATCGGACCAGCGGAATACGCAAAATTACGCAGTGCAGCACGCATCGACGCATTAGCCATGCGTTCGATGTCTCTAACTAAATCAACAACACCTTGCCCCGCAAAAGTACCGGGAACCTTGCTAAAGCAAGTTGAGTAAATAGGGCGAGAAAGCAGTGGGTGAGTATTTAAAACTGCACGAATGCAAATGTTGTCAACTACCCAAATCTCACTTTCATAGTGCTGCTGTAAGTCAGGAACAATAACTCCGTTATCAAAAAGAAGATCGCCCGGAACAAGTCCGTTCATTATGAGGACTTCAACTAGATTTCCATTGAACAGCGTTTCTTCTTTTTCTTCAAGGCTATCACGAGTGCTGTCGCCTTGAACTTCTAACGAATACCCATGTTTGTAGGTATCTAAAACCTGTCGAATGGCTTCTTCATTAAACCCCGGAAGTCCAATGCAGTTGTATAACTGTGGATGTCCAAGCCTTGCTCTTTGAATGAAATACTCGCCGTCTTGTGGCGAAGTAGAGTCCGGCGACCAGAAGCAATCGAACGGAGATATGTTTTTAACGGACCAGACGGGTTGTTGAGTTACTTTAAACTTATCTCCATCCCACCGCCCCATGGGTTTTGCAGTTATGACAGGCGCTCGAATAACTGCAAATGGGAAAACAGTAAGATTGTGAATAAAAGCCGCAAACTCAGTTCTCCAACCGCCTTCAATTAGTTGATCCTCAATATGCCGTTCCATAGCAGCAGAAGCACGTTCTGCTTTTGCAAAGGCATATTTCAAAGTCGCAGTTTTTAACTCTTTAGCTTTATCCATAAGGGCGGACATGTTTTCCATTCCACCCAATGCCGCTAATTCCTCCTCCAACATATCAACAACCTGATCTTTCATCCACTCAGGAAGATCGGGAATAGGAGTAGGTTTAAGAGTAAACGGTTTATCAATCGAACTTAGAAGAATGTCAGTTATCCACGACTCGGCGCCTTTACTTTTTAAGTCGCACAGACCGACGTAAATGTCTATGCCATTATGAAGCTGCAATTCTTCTTGAGTATACTCACGTTTTTTAGCACGAAGGCACGCTTCTAAGCGTGAAGTCAGCCCGATTTCAACTCGATGCCTTTCAGCTTGTTCAAACTTCGACTTAACATACTGTCCTAAAGCCTGCTCAACAGTCAACTGAGCCATGCTCTGTTCGTACAAAACAAATGGATCATCACTCGTTTTGTCCATTTACAGAGCCTCCATTAACTCTTGACTGCAAATCTTCCAGAGACAGAATGCAACTTCTATACGCACCTGCCGCATAGATATAGAAAATGATTGCTTCTTCGTCAGTTTTGATTGTACTGACTGGTGGAAACGGCAGTACGGGCTTTGCTACAACTTGCGGGCATACTGTCGCCACGGGCAATTCTTTCTGCTTGCTCCAAAATGCACAACTCGTCAGGAGTAAGCAGACGAGGCTCACTGTCACTAATTTTAGCGGATACTTTTGCATCTTGAATTACTCGCTGAAGTTCATCGAATCTTCTGATATAAGTACGATCCAATTTAGCATTTTTATCTGCAATGCCTTCGAGGACTGCACTTTTTGCAGTAGCGACGTTTTCTTTAATTTCTGCAATCTCTTTATCTTTCATCGCCAGCATAGCGCCGTATCTTACATCCTGAATAGTCCAAGAAGTAAACCCACCGGCAACTATGCCTAAAATCGCTAAACTTGCGCACAATTTAGCCATCGTGGACGCTGAAAGCAGCTTTACTGGTGTAGCCATCACACACCTCGCTCTTTATAGACACGAAACCGCCCCCATGCAGCGATTCCAATACCTACTAGCGTAAGAACCACGAACACCGTTTTAACGACATCCGAGTACACTACAAGCGGTGCAACCTCACTCGCTAACTGAGCGGCCTCCGTACCAACTACTCCTACAGCACTAACTGCAAGTCCTGCATTAGTTGCAGACTTTAATGGGTATCGAGGATTTTCTTCGGGAGTTTCTGACGCAGGTTTTGGATTTCCCATCAACTCCAGCATTCCTCTCTCAAACATCTGCCTTTCTTTAGCACGTCGAGCTACTAAACCCGGCAAAGGTTCAAGTTTTCCAGTCTTGGGGTTTCTTGAATTAACCCATCTGCCAAACTGTTCAGCAGCTTTTACATACTCTCCTTCGTTGAGATACCGAAGAAGCGTCGAAGTTTTAAATCTCTCACACCCAAAATTAAAGACAAAACTCACCAGCGCATCGAACATCAACTGATTTATTTTCTGTGACACGTGCGTATTCACACACTGCTCACAAAGCATAATGTCTCTTGCAAGCAAATTTTCTGCTTGCGCCTCATCAATGCGCATTCCTTCTCTAGCAGTTCTAGTATGCCCATACCCAATGGTCCACTTTCCTGCCGGACATCTGTAGGCTGAGAGCCGCAGTCCTTCACTCTGTTTTATTAGAGCCGCTCCGTGTGCGCTTATCTTGTGCATACATCACTCCATTAGCTACCAAAAGTTTTCTGTACTCATCTACAATACTTTCTAACTCGGTAATGTATGCCTCGCGCTCATCCAGTTTTCTAACTAACTCGTCTCTTAGTTTTAAGTTAATCTGGAGCGTCGCTCGTATTTCATTGACGACGTGCAACAAAAACTTATACGTGACGTACAATAACGTCACCGCACCACTAAGTAGTACCAAACTTAGAGGCGCGTGTATTAAAAAGTCCCACCATTTCTCTATATTACTTGGAGTCATGGTGGAGGCTTGACGAGTCGCGTGGCATGAGTATACTCTGAAGCTGAAAGCACGGCTACTGTGTCTGAGTCACCTCCCCCTACGCTCAGGCATCCCACAGCGCCTCTCCCCCTTAGGCGAAGTAGCGCCGGACGGCGTAACCGGCTTCTAGCTCGTTCTGAGCGGTCTGGCGAGCCTTCGGCGGGCTCTCGGCTACTCTGGCTCGGACGACTCGAACTGCTCGATCATGTTGTTTTTCAGCATAGCGAGCGCTCCTAGCATACTCAGCGATAAATAGTCACCAATTAAGTGGTACGCATACCCTTCATTGGGCGTGCTTAGCACAAGCACCGCCGACTCCAAAGCCTGGTTTTTGTCGATATACGAATCGGCAACTTGTCTTAAGTGCTCAGCCACACTTCGCGGCCGTTTGTCAGACATTTTGACAATATTACTCATGCGCTTTATGCCCAAGCGTAGCTTTTTTGAACAGTAGTTGAGTCCGTATCGCGCTTTGTTCCGCCTGAGATACCGAACCGGACGTAGAGGCATAAATACTGAAGGGCATCCGCAATATGCGAATACGGGTTCTGTTTATCCGGTTTCTCTCTATACGAAGCTGAATTGCTGAGCTTAGCGTAACAGTATCCTCCTCCAAGTGCTTCACGGAGCATTCGTAACCGAGGATCGATACTAACCCCGTTGGTACGATTGAGAAAGTAATCAACGGCTTCCTTTCTTGTGACGAACGAGTTATTACCTATCGGACGAACTAGTATTCCTCTAGTCCGCACTACGTCCAGTGGCGTGCGTTTGTCAAGCGCAGAGCGGCCTCGACCCGCCGGATCGCCAACAGCTTCGATCTTAAATCCATTGTATTTAGTCCTCAAAAGCGGCAGCACATAGTCGTCAAGAAAGGACTCTAAATCCTCGTTCTCCGGACTAAATTCATCAAGAATATGCAGCCTGCCCATTGGAGTAAGCTGCGCTGCGACCATTGCTGGATTTAGGCCCCAATCAAAGCCAAGAATTAACGGCAATCCGCGTAGCGGTGTAAGAGGTTGCTTTGCTACGTGAAGCGATTCCGAGTATTGAGGAAAGACCGGCATTCCATGCCGAACCATGCCGTACTCGTTTGCAAGGTAAACTCGAATCTCATCTTCGGACAGTCGATCTAGCTGCTGTCGATAGTAGTCATCTGGTAGATTGGCTAAGTTCTCGGCTTCGGAAT